GGATGTCTTAAACAACGCACCTTTACAGGTGCTTTTTTATTGGTGTTTTTATGGCAGTTACTGATAAACATCCGCAGTATATTGCTGCACAAAAAAGCTGGCAGATTATGCGTGACGCCGTTGCTGGCGAAGAGCAGATTAAACAGGCACAAACCAAATACCTTCCTAAATCCGCAGGGATGATTGAGGCTGAAAAGCAGGGAGATACCACTGGAGAGATTTATAAAGCTTATCTCAGTCGTGCTCAGTATCCACTGTGGGTTCAAGATTCATTACGCACAATGATTGGTTTAGTTTCAAAGCTTGAGCCAAATATCGTGATTGAAAGTTCGCTGTTAAAGGATTTGATAGAGAATGCTACGAATGATGGTTTTGGGCTTAAACAACTTTTTATCCGTATTTGCCTAGAGTTACTTGAATATGGCCGCTGTGGCTTGCTTGTTGATGTAGATGCTAATGGTGTGCCTTACTTCGCGCTTTATGATGCTTTATCCATAATTAACTGGAAAGAAAACAGCATTGGTGGCCGTAAGGATCTAAAACTATTAGTGCTCGAGGAGCAATTTGATAATAGCGAAGATGAGTTTGGCCATAATACAAAGACGGTCCATCGTGTTTTAGCTATGCAGCAAGGTGCTTTAACTGTCCGTTTGTTTGATGGTTCAACTGAAGTAGATAAAACTCCAGATCTTGGGGGTAATCAGCTTTCTTTTACACCATTCGTTTTCTGCGGTACCACTGATAATTCTCCCCAAGTTGGCACGGTACCATTGCTCACCATGGCAAAAGCAGCACTCAAGTATTACCAGCTCAGCGCGGACTATTTTCAATCACTTCATCACACAGCTCATCCTCAGCCTTGGATTAACGGCTTAGAAGGTGATGAAGACATTAGCGTCACTGGTGTGATGGCTGTCTGGAGTTTACCTAACAAATCTCAGTGTGGTTATTTGGAAATATCAGGTAGTGGCATTGAGCTAACTAAACAGGAAATGGATGCTCAAAAGAACGCAGCATTAGAAGCCGGTGCAAAAGTCATTGATACCAATACACAAGAGTCAGGTGAAGCACGCCGTGCACGTCAAGATGATCAGCATGCAAGCTTACACAGCATTGTGATGTGTGCAGCTGCTGCTATTGAGCAGTCCATTAAATATGCAGCACAGTGGTTAAAGCTAGATTCATCTAAGTATGCATTCACGGTAGAGCCTGAGTTTATTGTTCAACAATACGATATCAATCTTGCTAAACAACTTTATGAAGGTGCTATTGCTGGAAAGAATTCGTTCCAGACGTATTGGGAATATATCGCTACTGGGAAGTTACCAGCTCATGATTTCAAGGAAGAGTTGAAACGGGTTGAAGGTGAGCGAGATAGCATGCCGCTTTAGAGGTGTTAAATGGCTTCAGATACTGAAAAATCCTTGATTGAAGTTCTCACTCAACATCAGGCGTATTTATACCGAGCTTCTTCGCAATCAGTTAATGAATTATTAATAATCTTTAATGCTGAGTCGGCTTTGATGCTGGCAAAGCTTAGAGATTTGTTGGATGAGTTAAATGATTCTGAAAAGGTAGCACTTGCTGGCGGCCAATACACCACAACCAATCTCAAAGAGATTCGGGATTTAATCTCTCAGTGGTTTACAGCAATAAATACTTCATTACCTGAAGCATTCACAATTTCAGCTACTGCTTTAGCTGTTTATGAAGCTAATTACACGGCGAAGCTTTATGGCAGCAAGATTAAGAAACCTAACGGTGAAAAGCTTTTTACTGCCGCTAAGAAGATCCCATTAGTTGGTGGTGCACTGGTTGATGAACTTCTTTCTAAAATAGCTGAAAGTGCCCGCCACAAGGTTGAATATGCAATTCGGGATGGGATTGGCTCAGGTAAAACGAATCAAGAAATTGTTCAACGTATTCGCGGTACCAAACGCCTGAATTTTGAGGATGGCATCTTAACTAGCAGCAAGTCTGATATCGATCGGACTGTAAGGACGGTTCGTAGTCACGTTGCCAATCAAGCTTATCTTAATAGTTTTAATCAAATTGGCTTTGAATACGTAAAATTGGTTGCAACGTTGGATGGTAGGACATCAAAACTTTGCGCTTCCTTGGATGGCAATGTATGGGAGATTAACGATCCAGCAAAACGTGTGCCGCCGTTGCATCCTAATTGTCGCAGTATTCTAGTTCCCGTAGAAAAAGATGGGCGATTAGTTGGTGAACGTCCATTTGTAATGGATGAGCGAAGAGTAAAGGATATCCCCAAAGATGAGCGTAGCCAACTCATCGGCCAACTCGATGCCAACACAACATTCAAAGAGTTCTTTAAAAAAACAGATGAGTTTTTTCAAAAAGAATGGCTTGGGCTAAAGCGGTACAAACTTTATAAAGAAGGAAAGTTTGATTTTGATAAGTTCTTTGATCCGGAGGGGCGTTTTTATACTTTGGATGAGTTAAAAAAGTTGGATGAGAAGGCTTTTAGCTGACATTTTTAAAGAGATATAATGCTAGGGCATTTGTTACTTTAGGAAAATTATAATGAAATTATTAAGCTTTATACTTAGTCTTGCTTTTGCTAGCAGTTGTTATGCTTTAAGTAGTGAGGAGTTCGAAAAAAAATACCAACAATTAACTAATGATCTTATTAAAGCTATCATGAATAATGCTGCTGATTCTAGAGATTATAATGATGATAAAATACCAGAGTCTGAAAAGATTAAATCTAAAAGTAGTTGGTGTAAATTAACTAAGTCGAGAACAAACCAACTAGATCTGGTGGTTAATAATTTTTCGGAATATAAAGCCTTAATGAAGAAAAATAATGTTGAGGACGACTCAAAATTAGAAGATATAAAGAAATTTCATGATAAGCAGCAAGAATCATATTTACGGATGAAGGATCTATTGAAAGACACAGACTATCCGTGTAATTAAGAGTTTTCTAAAATTATAAGCTGGAATAAGAATGAAACGAATTTTATTAACATGTAGTCTAATTTTTTCAAGCCATATTTTTGCAGGTCAAAATGATAGCTTTGAAAAGGAATATTTAAAGATTATGGAAGAGAGCAATATTGCTCAGTATAAAGAGTATAAATTTAACGAATCACATAAAGATAAAGAATTGAATGAGGCGGAAAAATTAGAAGCTAAACAGCTTAAATGCGCATCCCTAAAGAGTGAACAACGATTCTATGAGTTAATTCTTAAAGGATCACATGAGTATGTTAGCTATATGGAAAAACAGGGTTTAAAAATTCATTTCGATCCAGTGAAATCTAATATTGAGTTAAACGTGGTTAAACAAAAAATTAGTTTTAATGGATGTGGTGAAGAATAAGCCAAAACTACATGTTTAATCAGAAAGAGAGCAGCCTAAGGCTGCTTCTTCATTTCCAAAATATAAAATACAAATTAAATTTTGTTCCAAAGAATTGAGATGTACTTAATAGCACACCACCAAGAGGTGGTTTTTTTATATCTAAATCAAAGGTAGATGGGAAAATGAGCGAGAAAGGTGCTGACCGTGCAGGACTAATGCAGTCAATTACCAATTTGGGCTTAGCCTTAGGAATCATTGTTATCGCGATTATTTTGGCACTGAAATAATCGCACTCTTACAACGTACCGCCTTCGGGCGGTTTTTTATTGCCTTGAGATAAGGCTTAACTTAATCAAACGAGAGGTTTGAACATGTCACTGCCATTTATTGTTGATTCACTGGACGATGTTAAAGAAGAACATCGTGGTCTATATGTCGAGGAAGACGGGAAGTTTCGCCTTGATCTGGATGGCTACGAAGATCCGAAGGGCCTTAAAACTGCACTTCAAAGTGAGCGTGATGCCGCCAAGACAGCAAAGCAGGAACTCCAGAAGCTTCAGAAACAGTATGAAGGTATTGATCCTGAAACAGTCAAAAAACTGTTTGCCCAACTGGAGCAGGATGAAGATGCAAAATTAATTGCTGAAGGTAAGGTGAGTGAGGTCATCCAGAAGCGTACCGAGAAGATGCGTGAACAATATGACAAGTTACTCAATGCCGAAAAAGAACGGGCTGATAAAGCAGAAGCTTATGCTAACAAGTTCAAACAATCGGTTGTCCAGAGTCAGATTGTACAGGCTGCTCTTGAACTGGAGGCATTGCCGGAAGCAACTGCTGATATTGCCTTCCTTGCCCAATCCAAATTTGTACTCGATGAAAACGGTAAGGCCGTAGCAATCGATACACAAGGTGAAGTAATCATTGGTAAAGACGGTAAGACGCCGTTATCACCAAAAGAATGGGTGGAAACCTTACGTGAGCAAAAGCCTTATTTCTGGCCTAAAGCAAATGGAACAGGTTCACCTGGTAGCACCAATACAAAAGGACAGGTCGATATCACAAAACCAGATGGTTCGGTGAACCTGACCAAACTTGCCCAATTACGAAATGAAAATCCGCAGCTAGCTAAAGAGCTGGCTGCAAAACACGGTATTAATCTTTAAGGAGTAAAGCCTAATGGCTGAGACGAAAATTGCTGATGTAATCGTACCCGAGTTATTCACTCAGTACGTTTTAAATAAAACTGCCAAGAAATCTGCTTTATGGCAGTCGGGCATTGTAGGGGAGCTAGATGTTGAAGTTGCATTTGGTACACAAGGTGGTTCCACCGTAAATATTCCGTTCTGGAACGATTTGGACGGTGAATCTGAAGTACTTTCAGATGCAACACCTCTAACCGTAAATAACATTGCTGCGGGTCAGGATATTGCCATTTTACATGCACGTGGTAAGGCATGGGGTGCCAATGATCTAGCGAAAGCTTTATCGGGTGACGATCCACTTGGTGCAGTTGGTGATCTGGTTGCAGATTACTGGGCACGTGAGTTTCAAGGCTTTACCGTGAATACGCTTAAAGGTGTGTTCGGTTCCGCAAGTATGGCAAGCAATACACATGACATCTCTGCTGGTACTGGAGCCGCGGCAGTTATTGATGGTGTTTCATTTATCGATGCCTCATACAAGCTTGGGGATGCCGTCGATAAATTAACGGCTATTGCCATGCATTCGGCGACCATGGCTGCACTAGCCAAACAGGGCTTGATTGAAACCGTACGTGATGCAGATGGCGTGGTGCTCTATAAAACTTTCATGGATCGCCGTGTGATTGTCGATGACGGTATGCCAGTTGATGGTGATGTATTCACATCATTCCTGTTCGGGCAAGGCGCTATCGGCTTTCAGGATATCGGTGCACCCGTAGGGGTTGAGACTGACCGAGATAGTCTCGCAGGCTCCGACATCCTCATTAACCGCCGTCACTTTGTCTTGCATCCTCGTGGTATCAAGTGGGCTGGTGCAATGGGTGTCGCACCGAATAATGCAGGTCTTTCAACTGATACCAATTGGGAACGCGTCTACGATCCAAAACAGATTCGTATTGTGGCGTTCAAGCACAAAGTTAAGTAAAGACGGGCGGAATTATCCGCCTTTTCTTTTGGAGATAAATCAATGGGCCTATCCGCATTTAACCGCATGAGGGAACGTCAAATGACACAAGCAAAAGTAACTGAACTCGAAGAACAATTGGTAACGTTGAAAGGCGAGTTTATTGCCTTTCAGAATGATCCTGATGCAATGAAAACACGTATTGCTGAGCTTGAATCTGGTGAAGGTGGTCAGAATCCAGAAGGTGATCAAAAGCCAAGAGAACTTCAACCAATTAACTATGCAGGCCTTAAAGTTGATGAGCTTCGTGCTGTATTAACTGAAAAGGGTATTTCATTTGAATCAGGCGCTAAAAAAGAAGAACTTTTAGCATTAATTCCTAAGGAATAAACCATGAGCTTTATCACTGAACAAGAAGCGATTGAACATGTTGAAAGCTTTGATACTTTATCTGCCAGTGATAAGGCTCAATACCTTCAGATGTCAGAAGCTTATCTATTAGCGCGTAATATTAAATCTTATGAAGATGTCAGTCTGGTTCCTGAGCCCCTGAAAACAGCCTCATATCAAATCATCAAGGGCATTATTAAAGGTGATTTATATCAAGGACAGGAACAGGCTTTAAAACGTAAGAAAGTTAAGGCAGATACGGTTGAGACTGAAAAGGAATATCAGGATGGATCAGTAAAACTGAGTGCGATCGAGCAATTCATTCTTGATTTGATCAAGCCTTATAGCAAAAGAAAATCCGTATTTTTTGTCAGGAAAATCTAATGGGCCTACGTGAAGAATTACAAGCTGATATTGCTGAAGCGTTTAATGAAGATTTAGCTGACGCTGTTCATATATTTACGTGTGAACGGGCATTTAAAAAGAATTGGGATCCTAAGACTGAAACTTATCTTGAAGTTAAAGAAAATTATTCTGGCCGTGGCGTACTATTCGGCTCATACAGTCAATATGAAATACAAACGCTTGGAGTACTGGCTACAGATAAGAAAGCAACTGTGCTTCAAAATGAAGTGACCATGGCCCCAAAGATTGATGATGAATGGGTAACAGCCTTAGGCTCATTTAGAGTTATTCATATTCAAAAGGATCCAGCAGAAACTATTTGGAAATGCCAGTTGAGGAAAATATAGGAAAGATTCTATATAATTAGGTTCGAAATATAGGAGTTCTTATGAATAAGAAATTTTTACTATGGAGTATAATTTTATTATCAGGTTGTTCATCTGTTAATAATCCAGTGAAGCAAGAATTAACTCCCACTAATATCTCGGATGCGTATAAAGAAATTTCTGAAATCAAGGATTACAAATCTCGCTTATTTTTAAATTATGCAAAAGAAATAAAAATAAAATACCCCGAGATGAAAACGTCAACTTATGGTCGTCCAATGTCTATAAGATTTAATCCTGTAAGTTCAGATTACTATTATGAGCATAAAAATGACAAAAAATGGTTAAATTTTTATCTATCACAGAGTTTTGATGAAAAAATATGGAGAGATCTTTATGTATATTCAAAACATTCAGGAAATTATCAAGCATCTAAAGATGAAGCTATTAAATATTGTAAAGAAATTACTTCACTTATCTCTCCAAGCTTCAGCATTGTAATAGACAAATTAAGTCGTGATTTAGAATTAAAAGAGAAGAAAGGATCTGTACGAGCACTCAGTACTTTTAGTGGAAGTTTTAATATCTTGTTAAATGGCGAGGAGTTTGATGAAGGTGGGCCCTTTATATGTAATATTACTCAGTTTGAAGATAGTTAGACTACTGAAAAAAGATAGCTGAATTGATTAATTTTCTATTAATTAAAATATCCATTTATAAATTTAATGAAATTCTATGACAACAACTACCCATAGCACACTTTATATTTCTCGTACAAGCAATTACGAGGGCGATGGAACTGACGATAAAGAAGAATTTATTGAGACATGTAATATTCATTTTAAAGATCTGTTTAAAGATCAAAAAGCCATCTCTACGCTTTCTGAAACTGAAAAAAAATACTTTGATAAATGTGTTTCAGCTTCAAATGATAAATATGCTGCTGAAGAGGTTATTTATGATCTTGGAGTTGGTTTTGCGATACTAATTGTGTTGCTGGGTATAGGGTGGGGATTCTATGAGGCGAAAAAATCTTTAAATACCCCAATGATACTTAATCCCAAGGAAAATCCTGAGAATGATGCCAATAGAGATTATATTTCTGACGGGATTATCATAGTCTTTATTTCCGTAATTATTGCTGCATTTATTTATCTAATATTTAGTTTTGTTTCCGGTATATGGATATCGATTAAATATTGAAGTTTCGAGCAAGGCGGATACGGAACCAAAATGTATTAGGAAACTAAATTGTAGTATTAATTTATGGATATAAGCTTAAACCCACTTCGGTGGGTTTTTTAATGGGTGCAAGTTAGGAGTTTAGATGATAAGTACAGATTACATTCCCTTATGGCGCATCTCACCATTTCAACATGTTCAATACACGCTTGCTAGAAATCAGCTACACATGGATCTGTTATTCGAGGACATGAATAACGTTGATAAGTTCTTGTCTACTGAAGGCGCAGCGGCACAAGTTGATTTCTATTCTAATGGTACTTATGCAGTTGTTCAGTTGGGCGATACTTCAGAAAGAAATCCCATAGAAGTCTATGGGCTGCTTTTGCATGAAGCGGTTCATGTGTGGCAGAAGGTTAGAAAGCTAATGGGTGAAAAGGAGCCAAGCTCAGAATTTGAAGCTTACTCGATTCAAGCAATCGCTCAAGATCTTTTCGAAATGTACGAGGAAAGTGAGGTAAAACATGGGATGGAAGGGGGAAAAGCCGACTAGTTTTAGTCTTGATGTCTCTAAAGCAGCAGAAGATAAGGTAAAGAAAATTACGATGGATACAGTGCAATCATTAGTTGTTTCAAGTCCCGTTGATACTGGTGCTTATCGTGCTTCTCACATTGTTTCTATTGGATCTGGTGAGTATGGAGTATGTGGGCCTGAAACAAACGCCGTTCAGGATGCTGCTATTCAAGCTGTGAAGTTTAAGCTCGGCAATTTGGTCTACATACAAAACAACCAGCCATATGCTGAACGCTTAGAAAATGGCTGGTCTGATCAAGCACCGCAAGGTGTTTACAGCACTACGTTTACTTATGTTTCTCAGAAGTATGGTGGTTAGAATGGCAATGACATTAGAGCAAACTAGGCAAGCTATTATCAGCCGCATGCAAAGCTTTACAGGTATTTCACAGGACAGAATTCAGTATCCAAATGCACCAGGCTTTAAGGTCCCAAAGGAAGGCGTATGGTGCCGTTTAACAATTGCGGGTGGTCCGAGTTTTACATCAGGCATTGCCGATAAACCATGTACCCGCCGTACTGGTAATATCATGATCCAATGTTTTGCTCGACACCATACTGGAGAGAAAGGCTTAACTGAGCTCAGTGACTCTTTACTGCAGCATTTCGAATATTACTCAACCGATCATCTAGAATGTTTACAGGGACAATCAATTTTTATCGGTCAAGACGCTGACTTCCTTCAGTATAATGTAAGCATTGGGTACAAGGTGAATTGATATGTCATGTATGCTGACTTTAGAAGAAATCGAAATTAAACGGCAAGAACTGGAACGACATCTTGAAGATGTTATGTCTGTAGAGCTGAGCAAATGGCAAAGTGAAAATAGGCTATGTGTTTCTGATGTGAATATACGTTTAGCCAACGTTCATAGTCTTGGTGGGACAAAACATAACGTTGTTACTGGAGTAAGTGTTGATTTAGATAATTAGCTTTGTGTTCAAAAAAGAACTACTGGAAGTTGGTTATTTTTAATGACTTAGCATATTACCATTTGTGATTACATTCTGTTACAGTAATAGAAATTTATAACAAATGGTAAAACATGAAAAAATCTACTTTAGGCTGGGGTGCCGCTGGATTAGTAGCTTTAGGGATTTTTGGTTCAGGCAATGATAACTCTCCAAAACAAACTTCAGACTCAGAAAATGCACAGAGTTCAGTAGAGGAAGTTATTGAATCAAAATATATCAACACTAATTCTTTAAATATTAGAGATAAGCCGAACGGTAATGTAGTAGACAAGCTAGGACATGGAGAGAAAGTTGATATTTATGAGAAGAAAGGAAACTGGGCACGTATCTCCTTAAATTCATCTTCACCTCAGTGGGTATCAACAAAACTATTATGTGAAACGGATGGTTGTTTTAAGCAAAAGTCTCGATCAACCACATCAAATAATTATCAGGCCTTAAAATCTAATCCTCATCATTCTGAAAGAAAACAGAAAAAAACCTACTACGACAGTGATTGTTCATGTGCTGTAGTGGATTATTGCGTGGGTCCAAGAGGTGGGCACTACTGTATTACAAGTGGAGGAAACAAGAGGTATAAGCCTAGATATTAGCTATTTTGAATTATGAAACCTCCATTTTGAGAGGTTTTTTTATGTCTTATTCACTACCACCTCATCGGTGGTTTTTTTATATCAATAGGAATCACTTATGAGCAATTTTGTTTTTAAACGTGGTGACACATTCAACTTGAATTTGCAGCTAGTCGATATGGATGAAACTCTGCAATATCCTGCCGATGATGTGCGACGTGCAATTAACCTAACCGGTTATACCTTTACATCACAAGTTAAGGCTTTAGATACAGGTGTAGCAGTGGCCACTTTAACTTGTTCGCTTTTAAACCAGACATCACAAAAAGGCTGGCTTAACGTGAAGTCAGGTGCAAGTACCAGTGCATGGCCATTGGGCTTGGTACAGATGGATATTAAAGGGGTTGTCAATGGTGTAACTCAACACACCGAAACTTTGACTTTTCAGGTAGTTGATGGGGTAACAGCATAATGGCAAATCTGGTATTCAAGTTTAATTGGGATCATCGGCCTTATCCATTTAATTCCGCACAAGGCAAAATGCAGTTTATGTTGCCTTTTGCATCGGGAATTCCAAATTTAAACCCTCAGCTGTCTCAAGTTCAGGGAGCGGGAACAGCTGCAGCAGGTACACTTACCACATCTTATTCTGATGATACGATTGGTCGCGTTCTTAGAGTGGGTGATTTTGGTTTAGGCAAACCACTTCGAAATACGGATGCTGGTGGAACTAATTTAAATGATCTGACTATAGTTGGTTTCTATGGTAATGATACATTCGCTAGCGCAACCATGGCTCTAAACTTCCCAGAAACTAGTACAGTGGGCACTCTGATTGTTACAAGTATTGCAGGATCAAACACTTACCGAAATCAACTTTATATTTCTGCTTCGAGCGGCCGTATCTGGTATCGATCCACTTCAGATTTAGCAACGTGGACACCATGGAAGCGGTTAATTGATTCTAGCTCAGGGGATTACCAGCGTTTACTAAATAATGGTTTCGCAACAAGTAAATTATTAACAGCTTCTCCTTTAGCAGACAATGATAGTGGTGGAACATACATAGGTTTACAAAGTGTTGGGGCTAATGCCCAGGCAGCAGGCGATTACCCTGTAAATATTGCTCAATTTATTATCGGTATGAATACTGGTAATGCGAGTGAACATACTGCAAATATTAGTATCGGAACTTCTGCTAATTACTTCGGATTCAGAAGAAAGACTTATCAAGGCGCTTACTCACAGTGGTATGCATTGCGTGGTGAACATAACACCACGGTTGATGGATCAGGATTCATCAAAGCCGCGTCTCCAGTTGTAAAACTATTCAGTGATTATATTGAACTGAATACTGATGCCGAAAAACAGCCAATTACTTTCGAAAAGCATGGAATTGGTGATTACCTGATTAAAGGCTCACTAGGATTTGCACAGGAAGGTTGGTATGTCGAAGTACCGAAAGATGCCAATGGCAATACGGTTGTCGCCGTTGTCTATGAAACGCTAGAGAATGGTGATATTTCCATTAAAACCTACAAACGTAAGTTTGATCTGGAACAGGCTGCAATTGTGGCTGATCTGGAAAACCCTATGGATATTCCTTTCTCTCGCTGGATCGATATCCGTTTACATGAGGAACCAGAGTCAGAACCGGAAGAACCCTTAAGTGAAACACCTGCTGAGTTCCAGCCCACTAACTTATCTCAAGCTGTAGCTGCTGCAATGGAAGGTATTGAACCACCAGAAATACAGGACACAAACGAAACACTTTAATAACCCGCTAACTCAGCGGGTTTTTTATTGCCTAAATTTTGGAGAACTATAAATGAGTTCAGGCGCAAAAATTCGATTATATGCTTGTGAAGAAGCAGTATTAGGGACAACTCCAGCAAATCCAGTCTGGTACACCGTTCGCCGTGTTACTGATAGTTTGACTGAAAATGTAACAACTGAAGATAGCAGTGAAGTAGTTGATTCACGTTTTCGCCAAGGTGCTGTTGTAACGGAAGCCGAAGTAACTGGTCAACTAGAGTTTGAATTATCACTCGGTACCTTTGACTTATTCTTAAATGTTCTTGCTTTCAATAACTGGGCTGCAAATGCTTTAAGTTTTGGTGGTGGAGTACGTAAGTCTCTTACCTTGGTAAAAGTCTTTGAAGATATAGGTCAAGTCTTTATTTACCGCGGTATTCAAGTGAATACAGGTGAAATGACGATCCAGACCACAGGCAAAATCACTGGTAACTTTGGTTTAGTAGGTAGCTCATTTACGCGACAGCAGGTTAATCCTGTTACCAATCCTATTCCAGCATCCACTCGCCCTCTGGTGAGTATGCCGAATGTTGAAAAGCTACTTATTAATGGCCAATCAATTCAGGGTAAAGCTTGTCTGCAGACGCTCACCATCAACTTTAGTAATAATCTGGAAGCGATCCGTTGTATCGGTTCAGGTAAGTACACGCCTGAGTTCTACTTAGAAAAAATGATGGATATTGGTGTAAATGCCAATTTCATGTTCTCAGCAACATCGGCAGCTTGGATTGATGCAATCAAGACTCGTGATGTATTCACGTTGTCCTTTGATATTACCGATAGCAAGGGAAGTAAGTACTCATTTAACTTCCCGCAACTTGAGGTTAAGGAAGCGAACCACCCGGATGGTGGTGGAGATGACATTATCACTATAGACATCAACTTTGCCCAAGTCCGCACAACTCCAACGATTGTGCGTGCTCTTGTGTAATCCAAATTGATTAACCTTAAAGCCTATGTAGTTCCATGGGCTTTTTATTTCTTAAATTTTAGAGGTAGGTATGGCTTTAAAAGTCGGAATTATTCAAAGCTCAGAAGTGTCTAAATGGTGTGAGTTTAAAGGCATAGATAGTCAAGTGCAGGCAGAGTTTAAAGTCCGTGGTATCGCATATAAGCCTTTTCAGGTAGCCATTGAGCGTGCAGGTAATCAAATCTCATCTAAAGGTTATGACGTGATGGCGAACGATCCATCGGCAAAGCTGTACCATGAGCTTTTGATGGATGCTTGCGCAGCTCACTTAATTGAGGACTGGAAAGGTGTGGTATTTGCACAAGTTGTTGATGGAAAGACTGTAGAAACTGAAATGCCTTATACACCAGAGAATGCTTCAAAATTACTGAATATGGGCGACATTGGTATTTCAATCTGGTTATTCATGAAAGAACAAGCACAAAAGATCCAGGAAGAAGCTGATAAAGAAAAGGCTTTAATTCTGGGAAAGTCATCGAGCTCTACAAATACCAAAAATCGTATGCGTCGAAAACGCCGCACGAAATCGAACAAATCAAATTCTTAGGTGGACATATCCCAGATCCACCAGAATATTCTTATGCAGCTGATTCAATTCTTGCGGCTTTTAGCACGATTATCAGATCTAGACGATATGAGCAGGGCATTCCGCTATGTTTAGATCAGCAGGCTATCAATGTCTATGCTGAGCATAATGATTTGCCTGTTGATGCTCATATCTTTAATGACTGTATTTTTGCTTTGGATAATCTTTTTGTGACTGAGCTACATAAAAGAGTACATAAAATTTGAGATTTAAATTTTAAGATCTTAAAGATGGTAAATATCTTAATCCCATCTTTAAGACCTTATTAAATAAGGTTATTTTAATTTACTCTCTTTATCTTCTTGATTAATAATTTGAATATCTTCTAATTTAACTAATTTTGTAGTTTGTTCTTTGTTAACCGCTATACATGCTTCTTTATTACAGATATTAGTTAATCGAAATGTATCCTTAACGTTACTTTCTTTTTCATCAATTTTTGGAAAATAATTAAAACTTGTCTTGGCAATATTGAGTTGAGGATCGAAACTTCTCTTAAAGTTATTTTCAGCATCTTGAAATCCAGTTTTCTGTAGATTCATACCTACACGAAACATTGATAAAATAATTAAAACAATACCAATTAGGAAAAAATAATATATTCCTAATCTTAGTACAATATAAGAGCCAAGCTCTCTATTGTCGTCGCCATAAATAGTATTTTTAATTTGAGAGAAACTCATTTTGTTTTTATATAAAAAATTTTGTGTGAATAAATAGGGTTTTGTTTTAGATAATCTAAATTTACTTGTTTCAGTAGTATGTTCCTTTTTTTTGATTAAAAGGGGGTGGCGGGGATGGGAAGAAAGATACTTATATTTAACTCTTCTTTTGCCATGAAAGATTGGGTATAAAAGAAAAATAATTGCAGCTACAATTGCTGTTGTCATGCAATTGATAGCATAACTTGCATCTCTACTAGTAAAACCAGATAGAAAAGCAACAAAAATTATAAACACTATAAAGTACAAAAATTTATCAATACCAACAATAAGTCCATCTATTAAAGTCATTGGAATGGTCATTTCAAAAAAACTTATTGAAATACCAAAATAATCTAAATATCCGTAATTATACCAATAGCCACACCAAAATAAGAATGAAGTAGTAAGAGTAATTAGTATTGCAGTATCTATATTAAAGCTAAATTTCATAATATTGTTCACTTCAAATATCTAAAAAATATAAATATCTATTTATATCGAATTCTATAATTAGTGTTAGGTTTTAAAAAGTGCTTTTAGATTATTAATTCCCTAACTCGCGTAAGCGGGTTTTTTATTGCCTAGAGGAAAGTAAAAAATGGCACAAGAATCCCGTCTGGTTATTGTTATTGATTCGCAAAATGCTGAACGTAATGCGCGTAATCTAGGCAATGAACTCGATAGCATTGAGCGCAAAGGTGATCATGCATCAAAATCTATGGATGGCTTATCAGTAGCCACACGTGCACTAGCTGGATATATGGCAGGTTTGGTTACTGTAGGTGCAGCCATCTCTAAAATGGATACTTACACAGGGCTTCAGAACCGGCTTAAGTTAGTTACAAATGGTCAGGTTGAGCTGAATAAAGCAACAGAAGATACATTCCGAATTGCTCAAAAAACCTATTCTGCTTGGGATTCTGTCTTACAGGTTTACCAGCGCTTTAGTGATAATGCGAAGACACTAAACTTGACCATGGATGATACAGCTCGTTTGACAGAGACTGTGTCGAAAGCTGTAGCAATTAGTGGCGCAAGTGCAGCGGCTGCCGATGCCGCATTAGTGCAGTTTGGTCAAGCCTTGGCAAGTGGAACATTGCGGGGTGAAGAACTTAACTCTGTAATGGAGCAAACCCCAGCATTAGCTAAAGCAATCGCACAGGGTATGGGTATTACCGTCGGCCAATTACGTTCAGTAGCAGCAGAAGGAAAGATTACTTCAAAAGAAATCGTTAAAGCCCTTAAAAATGTCCAAGATGATGTGGATGCGCTGTTTGCTAAAACCGATATAACTATTGGTCAATCACTCACACTTTTAAATAACGAAATCACTAAATTTGTGGGTGAGGCTGGTAAAGGTAGTGGTGCTGCACAGGTTTTAGCTGGATCCGTACAGACTCTGGCTGGAAATCTGGATTTAATTGCGGATGGTGCATTGGTTGTTGGTATAGGTTATATCACACGTGCAATTTTGATGAAGAGCACAGCAGTTAAAGAGGGAATGGCATCAACATTAGCGAGTCGCCAAGCATCTATATTAAACGCTCAAGCAGAATTTGCAGAAGCTACAGCTACTTTGAATGCAGCCAAAGCGCACCTTGCGAATGTCCGAGCTACAAATGCAGAAACCCAAGCCAAATTTGGCGCTACTGCAGCGGCTACTCGATATGCACAGGCACAAGCCGCAGTAACTGCTGCTACAAATGCACAAACCGCTGCCCAAACAAAACTCTCAGCAGCCTCTTCTTTAGTTGGCAGTGTTGGCAGTCGTGCTTTAGGTCTTATAGGTGGCCCAATTGGAGCAATTACTTTAGGTGTATCCGCTCTGGCTGCAACATATACTTATTTTAAAGGTAAGGCAGAAGAAGCGAATAGAACACTTGCCGAACAAGCCGAAGTGGCTAACCGTACTGCTGTGGAACTAAAAGGCTTAAAAGGTGAAGCCAAAACCAAAGCTATTAACGATTTAACAGCAGCCTTTAAAGCTCAAAATGAGGAGCTGAAAAAAACAGAAATGGCTGTAGGTTCTGCGTTAATTGATATCCAGAACTATGGTAAGGGAAATGTTGAATTTACTCGGATTTCAAATGAAGCGCGACTAGGCACAATTAATTACAAGGAAGCTTTGGAGCAACTTGCTAAACAGAAGTTACCTCCAAGTTTAAGGGATGCATTAAAGGACCAAATCGACAAATATAATGAGGCTTATGAAAAGGCAGATAAGACCAAAACAGCCATTAAATTGTTTGGTATCGAAGTTACCTTAACGGGTAACAGAGCACAAAATGCAGCAATTGAGCAGCAGAAGCATGCTGATGCTATCAAGAATACAAAACAGGCTGCAGATGAGGCGCAAAAGTCCTTACAGAAAATGTATGCAGATAAATTGTGGGATACGCAATTTGTCGAGATAGTAATGAAAAAGGGTTTTTCTGAGTCTCAGGCTAATGACTTACTGAAGCTTTATAAAGATTCATTAGCCAAGGGTCTTAAGGCAGCAGACCAAGAGGCTATGAAATCATTAACGGATAGCTGGAAAGCAGAAGAATCAATCAAAGCCATCACAGATGCTAGAACTGATTCTATACGTGAGCAAAACAAGGAGCTTAAAAATCAGCAAAAAGTACTGAGTGTTAATGCGAAAGTCCTAGCAAATGCTTCAAAATTTGGATTTGCAGATCTGGAGTCTAAATATAAACTTCCATCAGGAACATTATCCGCGATTCATATGATCGAATCTCGAGGTAATGCAAAAGCCTATAATAAAGAAACTGGGGCTACTGGTGGATTCCAGTTTCTCGAAGGTACTGCCAAGCAATATGGCGTAAAAGACCGCACTGATTTAGCGCAGTCTGCTGAAGGTGCTGCTAAGTACATGTCTTATCTTTTGAAACTTTTTAAAGGCGATTTAGAGAAGGCTGTACGTGCATACCATGCAGGTGAAGGCAATGTAATGAAGGGTAAAGGTATTGGTAAAAATAATAATCAATACTGGAAAGATTATCAAAGTTATATGGCTGGTATTAATAGCTATTCTGCTGGTGATATCTCATCAAAAGAGTTTGGTAAGCTTATTCAAGATACAACTAAAATGGCCGAGGAGCAGGCAAAACTTCGTCTTCAATTAGAGAATGAGGTTGCTAATCAAGTAACAAAGATTAGGAATGATCTGGCCAAAAAGCTTGAGGATGTTGATAAAGCTAACTTTAGCCCGGAACGCAAGGCCGAAATTAAAGCAGAACTTCAAGCACGTGCAGATAATGATATTGCTATTGCTGAGCAAGCTACAAAGACTAAGCTTGATTCATTCCGTGATTTCACCAAGTCGGAAGAGCAGCTTTTAAAAGACAGTTTTGCAAAACGGCAGTTTGATGCTGAGCATGATCTAGAGTTGACTAAAGAACAGCGAAAAGAAGCTATTGATATTTTGGCTCAACAATTAAGACAAGAGATTGCATTAGTAAAATTGGCTCAAGAGCAGCGTTTATTTCAAGCTAAACAAGCTTTATTGACAGAAACCCAAGCCATGCAGGAACGTTATAGACTGGAAAGAGAGGAGATTCTTAAAAATACTAAGCTTTCCATTGAAGAGCGTCAAAAACTAATCGCACTATCTAAGGCAACTCAGGACAAAGAGACACGCGATAAGGTGAATAACGCTGTTCAAAACTGGGGTGGTATTCAGGCTGACATGAATGGTACCAGTGAGTTCTTTAGACAGGATCAGGAACGGTTTAGCCGTTTAGGTGCTGCCAATGATCTTGCAGATAGTCAATATGCTGCCACTGATCTTAATGAACAAAATAGTTTAGACAATCTGAATGCACAGATGGAAGCTGGATTAATTCAGCAACAGGATTTTGAAAATCAGAAGACTGCCATTATTCAAGCTGCTCAAGAGCAAAGAAGTCAAATTTACAATGAATATGCCCAGAACACTAAGGACATTGAAGACAAATATCATCAAGATAGATTAAACGCACAGATTGCTCTTGGTGGGCAAATGATGGGTTCAGTCACATCAATGTTCGGCTCCATGTTTGGTGAACAATCCAAAGCCTATAAGCTCATGTTTGCGGCAGATAAGGCTTATGCAATTGCAGCTGCAGGTATTGCTATTCAGCAAAATATCGCAGCAGCTGCGAAAGTCGGTTTTCCATATAACTTACCTTTAATAGCTGGGGCCGTTGCACAAGGTGCCAGCATTATTGCAAATATTCGGGCAATTAAAGATCAAGGCTTTGCTGAGGGTGGTTTTACTGGGCGAGGTGGCAAATATGAAGTTGCGGGAGCTGTACACAAAGGTGAAATCGTATGGTCTCAAGAAGACATTAAACGATGGGGCGGTGTGGGCTTAGTTGAGAAAATGCGTAAGAGTGCAAACCCTGAAGCTTTCCTCAGCAACAATGCATCAGCTAAAAATGTCTTGAACCGAGCAATGATGAGCTCTAATGCCCTTATGGAAAGTCAAAAGCAATCTGACATCTTTAATCAACCAGTTCAGGATGGCCAGATTATTTATAAAGGCAATACAAATGCTGCTAAATATTCTAATTCAGCAATGTCCGATCTTTATCATGACGGAAAAGTTTACTTCTCTTCAAATGGTTTAGTTCAGGATCGTTCAAATATTGATGATGTGCAGGACTTTACCTTAGGGCAAACTTCACGTCCTCAAGCTGAGATTATGCCTTCAATCGAACCTGCTTCACCGACTATCAATTTCAAGATTGAAGTAGTTAATCAGGTAAAAGGGGCAACTGTTGAAGCTGAACAACTGGATGAGAAAACAGTGCGGATCATTGTTAAAGATGAACTGGATAAGCAGCTTCCAAGAGCGGTACCGAAACTGGTAAGTGAGGATATTAAAAATCCGAACTCAACTATTAGTCGGTCATTGACTGAGAATACGACCGTAAGGCGAAATCGTTAATTATTAAGACCACCTTTCGAGGTGGTTTTTTATTACCTGAAGGAAAGTTATGTACAAGTTAAAGCTAAATCCTCAAACAAATGGCTATGGCGTAACACCGGGTGATGATGTAAAGCGTCAGCAAATGGATGGAGGACGTGGACGCTATTACATCGATGTCAAACGTAATAGCCATATTGTCGATGTGAACTGGAATTTAAGTAAAACCGATTTCAATAAGATGATGGCTTTCTGGCGTGTTTACCAAAACAAGCCAGCCTCGTTTTATGCGGATCTGGTCATTGACCAGGGAGCACGCCAGCAATACCAATGTAACTTTATTCCGAACTCGTTTAAGACCAACGAAGTAAATGGAAATCTTTACCGGGTAACTGCCCAGCTAGAAGTTATTCAGAATCAGCCAAACCTTACAGCTGATGCAGTATTGATTAAAGATTGGGAGGTCTAATGGATAACGAATATGCCAAGTTCTTTCTCAATCGCAAAGTCGATATCTATCAACTAGAGTGTATTGAGTTATCACATCCATCTTTTCTAAATATATATCGGGTTGTTCGCAACAATGATCAGGGTGTCTATGTCCAGCATAAAGAAGGATCAGGACAAGTCTTTTATGAATATCTACCCATGTCTATCCAAAGATCTGGAATGTTGGGTGATCTGGACCAGACCTTAACTGTTTCAATTTCAGGACTTGGTGATGTCTTGCCGGATGAGTTTGAAAGGGTAATTGAAGGGCAATATTCAGACGTTAAGCCTACCGTAAATTATCGGCTCTATAGTTCAGACAACTTGAATACACCAATCCATTATTTGTTAGGACTGAAACTTTCAGGCATATCAATGAATCATAAAGCTGTGACATTCAAGGCTGAATCACCACGATTAAATACTGCGAAGACTGGAGATATTTTTGCACTGGATCGCTTTAGTGGTCTGAAGGGGGCTGTATGAATAGTCATGATCATTTACTTGATAAGCAATATAACGAGGAGCAGTACAACTGCGTTCATTTTGCCCATGAAGCTGCTTTAGATCTATATGGAATAGATCGGCGTGAAGCTTTGGATTTATTCATGCAACCTAAGGGCAAAATTACATTCCTACCATCAAGATTGAAACTTTTAAATCCGCTGCCCATGCCGAAGGAGGGCTGTATTGTCGCCTTCCATCCTAGACAAAGAAATAAGCCCCCGCATGTGGGGCTTTTTCGTTTAGGCCGTGTACTGCATTTAATGGAAGGTGGAGTCACTTATTTAGCTGAAGACGTTATCAGAGCAATGGGGTTTAGTCGGGTCAGTTACTATGATTAAGATTATTTATAAACAGGATCCTTTGTCTGAAGAAAAGACAGTGGAACATGCTCACACAATAGGGCAATGGTTAACTTCCAAATATGAATCTATGCCTGAACATGTCCGTATTTTTCATACATCAAGCAATATGGATCATGCGGAAATTTCATTTGCCAATGAAGTTACACCTAAGAATGCTCATGACTTAAAACAGCTAGATTTCTTACCTGGTACTTTCATTGTGATTGAAAACCCGAAAGGTATGCCAGCGCTCATTGCTGCAATCGTTTCTATTGTTTTAAGTGTGGCTGTTGCATTTTTAATCCCCGCACCGTCAATTGCTCAAACCAATCAGAATAACAACCAATCCTCATCTGCAAATAACGAACTTTCAAATCGTGAAAATAAGATGAGGGTAAATGGTCGTATTACAGATAACTATGGTGCTGGATGGAATACACCTGATCTGATTGCTGTGCCTTACAAGGTTTATGAAAACAATGTTGAAGTTGAGCATATTGTTGGCTGTATTGGTCGTGGCCACTATCAAATTAATGGCGCGTACGATGGTGAAACCAATATTGTTGATATTGCCGGGGCATCAGTAGAAGTCTTCCGACCAGGCGTAGATATTGTTTCAGGACAACCTTATTTTTCGATTGGTACCGAAATTACCACACCACCTTTAAGTGTTCAGCATCAAAACTCAGTGAATGGCCAGATATTACGTCCAGCAGATACTCAAAGCCTAGAAGGTACTAATTATCTTATTTTTGCTTATCCAAACGAGATCCTTCGAGCAGCTGCAAACAATACCGATTTAACGACTAAATTTGTCAGCAATGACCGTGTTGAAATCACTAATGCTTCATTTACCTATAACGGGCAAACATACGATTTAAACGGTACTTATAGCGTCTTATCCGTTGCTGATGATCGTATGACGTTATCAAATCCTGCTGCAGTTAATCCAAACTGGTTAAAGCTAAAAGAACTCAGTAACCAGCAAACAGGTGCTTTATCTCCAAAGCTTGCATCGATTGGTGAGAAATGGATTGGTCCATTCATCCTGGATAACATTGAACGTAACCGTGTCATTTTTAACTTTGTAGCCAGTAATGGGCTTTATACGGTATCAGCAGGCGGCAATCAATCAGCTGTAAACGTGACAATTGAAGTTGAGGTCACACCGGTAAATGAATCGGGTGCAGCCATTGGCAATCCAATGCTGAAACAGATCATTCTGAAAGGTTCAGCAAAGTCACGGCAGACTATTGGCGCAACGCTAGATATGGTCACATTTCAGGGGCGTTGTAGCGTACGTGCACGCCGTTTAACACCTACACCTGCTGTTGAAAGTGTTGTTGATGAGGTGAAGTGGCAAGCACTTTACGGAGCATTCCCGCTGCAAAGCACAATGTATGAACATGAAACGGTTTTCCGTGCACGTACATATGCAACGACTGGAGCATTGTCGGTTAAATCTCGCAAGATTAATTTTGATCTTCAGCGGATGTTGCCAACATATAAAAATGGAGCAATGACGACGGAGTTATTTCCTACCTCAAGCTTTGCTGATGCATTGGTGTCGATGGCGCTTGATGACAAGATAGGCCGCCGTACGATTGATGAGATTGATATAGAGAATATCTACCGTACCTATAATGATATTGTCGATTACTTCGGTACATCGTTAGCTGCAGAATTTTGTACTACCATTGATGATACCAATCTCTCCTTTGAGGAGCTGGTCACTAACCTTTGTGATGCTGTGTTTTGTACAGCATACCGGCAAAACAATAAGCTCAAGATCTATTTTGAACGGCCAACAGATAACTCGGTGTTGCTGTTTAACTTCAGGAATATCATCCCTGATAGTTATAAGCATGATCTGACCTTCGGTGTAATGGATGACTACGATGGGTTGATCTATGAGTACACGGATCCGTCCGATGATAGCCGTATTAATATCTACTTGCCGGATAAAGCAGCCAAGAATCCAAAAGAGGTGAAATCGGTAGGCGTGCGTAATAAGTGGCAAGCGCATTTCAATGCGTACCGGCTTTGGAACAAGCTTCGCTTTCAGCGCAAATCGATCACCTTTGATGCAGCTCCAGAATCGGAATTACTGGTTTTACGTGATCGCATCGCTGTAGCTGATTATCGAAATGGAATTCATCAAAGTGGTGAGGTGACAAAGCAAGAAGGCTTAATTCTTACATTGAGTCACGATGTCGATTTCATAGCTGGCAAGAGCTACGTGATTTATTTGCAAATGGGAGATGGTACCGTAGATCTTATCCCAGTTACGGCTGGATCTGCCAAGAACAAAGTTGTACTAGGACGCTTACCAAACGCTGCATTAAAGCTAAGTTCTGATGATTTTATGAATACCATCTACACCATAGTTAATGATGATACCAAAGGTTCCTTGCCGTACCTTGTCGCAAAAAAAGATCCGGTAGATCAATTCTCGAATACGATTACTGCAGTGAATTACGATGTGCGCTATTACCTTAATGACAAGGACTTTATTGACGTACCAGTTGATGATTCACCGATCTACATTCGATACGATCAGTTAGATATTAACCTTGCGCGTTTATATCAAATGCAGAGGGGTGATTTGCCAACGACAGGTGAGATTAGTTTTGTGGTTGAGGCAGGGGCATTGGTTTCAAGCTCAAGTTCACTTCGGCCTGAAACACGTATGGTTTATAAGCATACAAATAACTCAGAAACTAAAGAATTTATCGTACCTGCCGCATCTGAATTACCAGCGATTGATACAGGAATGTTTCCACCTGATCTAATTGTGAATCTCCTAATCAAAGGCGCAGTTGTTGGGCGTGGTGGTGATGGAGGTCTCCCTCATCTAGCATATGGAGGATTATCTAGTGATTCCAATTATACATTTACCAGAACCCGCCGTGATGGATTCCAGGGTGCACCGGGTTTAATGAACCGGCACAGTAAGTTAAACCTGATCATTGATGGAGGAACACTGGCTCGTGGAGGTTCTGGAGGTGGGGCTACACCAAGCGGTATTTACACTGAACTCGGCTATGGAGTGCAGGGCATTCCTGGTGGGGCTGGGGCGCCGTTTGGCAGGGTTATGACAGGACAGCCTATCTACAATGATACCCAGGACTGGCGGTGGTACTTTATTGACAGTTTCATGGTTGTAAAAGTCACTGATGCTGAAGCTTCGGTGCTCGGTAAAGGGTATCGAACTCAGAACGATCGATATAGTTCTCCATTATCGGGTGATGGTGGTGGATGGGGACAGCGTGGTACTAAGTCTACAAATGATGGAACATGGAACTGGCGATATCACGGCACGATTGAAGGACAACCGGGGGCTGGTGGTACCGCAATTGTCGGAGTCGCACCACTCACAACTAAACTAATTAATGGAGGAAAAATCTTACAAACCCTTTAAAACTTTGAAAGAACTTAGAGCATCCATGTCGGGTGCTTTTTATTTCATATTTAAGGAGACTGAATGATGTAAATATTTATTAATTTGAAACCCAGTGATTTAAAAAGAAAAGTTAAGTTTATTTTAAAAAGGTGAAAGAAATGGAAGCATATGAAAGTGTTAGTGAGTTATTGAGCATTCAAAATCCTGTAAATGGTCAAACTGTATACTTGAAATCATACTATGCAGGACAAAACCGTGGTGGTGGCCACTTTATTTATGATTCAACCAAATCTACCCAAAATGATAGTGGAACTATTTTTAATGGATGGGTGCGGCAAATAGGTTTTGGTGAGTTATACCTTAGTTGGTTTGGTGCAAAATTTGATGGCTCGGATGATGCAGCTGCTTATCAGGCAGCAATTAATGCTTCAGATAATGAAACTACAATTTTTGCAGATGGTGACTTTACATTTAGTACTGTTGATTATGGAAGTAAAGCTGTAAGTCTTCGTGGTGTTCCCTCAATTTCTGCACAAACATTAAAAACAACTATTCGTATAAGTGGAGCAGGAATTAAGTGTAATACTCAAAAAGTAAAACTTGCGTATATTGATTTTCAATCAACGGGTACTAAAACAGATAATTTAAATATCTGTTTACTTACGAATAGTAAAAATAATGGTGCATGGATTCATGTTTTAAATTGTCGAGCATCAGGTTTTTCAGGCCATCTAATTTTTGCTAAAGATCTTATTGATTCAAAAATCAGTGGATTTATTCCTAACAGCAATAATATTGTATTTAAGTTTGTAAAAGATAAGTGGGAAAATAATACGACTATTCAACTTGAAAAAGTTTATGCCCAAAATAATACATTGTTATTTGATGCTGATTACTGTACTCAATCTTCAATGATTGATTGTATTT